GGTAGTATCGAGGATGTTTTGGGCTTAACAAAGAAATAAAAAAAAATAAAAATGGGTGGTAATAACGACAAAAATCTTGCATTCAAGTATGATTGGCTGATGGATGAGTATTCAATCGAATTTGACAGATTGTTCAATGAGGAAGGTGAGTACATGACAGTGAAGGGTGGGTGGATTTCAAAAGAAGGAAGAGGAGTTTATGAGATAAACGACTTTTATATCAGCTACGAAGATATGCGTGCTTGTGTGGACTATGGGTTAAGTTTTGAAGAGTTTAACAAATGGTATTCATACAGAATGAGGCTCATAGGAATTGACGATACTATCAAAACCCCTTCGTTGTTAGAATGGATTAGCGGTTGTGATTTGGTTCCGGAGTCAGAAGTGAATAAAATGGAAGAGACGGCAAAAAGACTGCATGACGCCGAAGTTGAGTTCAGCAACGCTTTGGAAGATTTCAGAAAGAATAACAAACAAATGTTTTAAAAATGATAAAAAATAAAGATTTAGTCTTGACACCGGAGTATATCAAGACCAGAATTCAAATAGACATATACAATGCTGTGAAAACGCATATGACTGATACTGGAAATGGTGCGAATGATATCGCAAAAAATACTGGGCTTAACACCAAAACTGTAAAAGACGCTGAAAGATGTAATTTTAACGGAACGCTAGATGAGATGGTCAAGCTTCTTGTTGGGGTTGGCGCTTTCCCTATGCTTGCATTCGGTGTGTATACGCGAAAAGAAAATTAACATAACAAAAAACACAAAAAAAATGATACTTTTATTTCTTCTTATTGTAATCATAGTGTCGCTGTTCACGTATTTCATCACAGCGAGCCTTGTAGCCACCGCTATTGTCACTGTGGTTTTGGCTATAATATTCGGTGTCTGCTACACTTTGATAAAGCTTGGCAAAATCTTCAATGAAAATAAAAATACCAAAAAAGAAAAGGAGGAGTAATGGCCAGAAGCGTTATGAGAACATTGCTTGTGACTGGAGAGAACCATGCCGAGATTGCGGCGAGATACAGTGCGGACACAAGGGTTAATGAATATCTTTTCAGGCGTTATACCGACGCCGCGGAGCTCAAGGAGAACAGACTTCGTCTTTTAAGGGAAATGATTGAGTCCGGGCTTGTGAGGATGACCGAGTCCGAAATGGAAATGAGACGTGACGAGTATCTTGAGATAGCGTCTATGGACGTTTTCGAGAATTACGTCAGCATGTGTAAAGGATGCCGTTTCGACGAGGAGACATTCGACGCCTATTCCACAAAGAACCCTGACGCCAAATACAAGTACGAGAAATGTTATCAGGACAGGCTGTTAAGCACGGGGGAAGAAGGTCCGCTATCGAACCCTTTTATACTTTTGGACGGAACGAAGTCTTATTCAGCGAAAGTGAAAGACATTGACTGGCATATGGTGCATATGCATAATACAGAGCTATACGAAAGGGTGTGGGCCATGTGTGTTGATGGAGAAACACCAATCAACAGTACGGAGAGGGAGATTTACGAGAGAATGTGCATGAGGAGGGATTATTTTTCCAATTTCTCTGACGCGGAGGAGTATGCCAGACACAGCTGCTCTTTCTGGTGTTACGGTGTGATAGACAAGAATGGAAAATACCATGAGCCGGATTTGACGGTTACGGACAAGGAATGGGTTTCAGGTTTTTACGACAGGTTCGTAAAAACATTGAGACAGAGCGATTTGTTGACAATTTATGAGGTAAGGTCGTTGAAAGACTGATTTTTTGTTTGTTTCGTATCGAAATTTTTCGTATATTTGCAACTTGAAAAAACATAAAAGAAAAATAACATGACTAATGCAAAACGAGGAAAATTCAAACTTGGTACTTTTAAGTACCGAAGGGTATGTTGATGACTTGCTAAATGTGAGTGATGATGGTGTTATGGTTGGAACCAGATTCTTCATAATTGACGGATGTGGCTTGGATGAGGACAGTGAGGTGATGGATATAAGCGTAGTTTCAACGAATGTGAACGGGAAACACCCTGTATTTGACAGGTTAAAGGGTAAGAAAGTCAGAATAACGGTGCAACAAATTTAAAAAAATGATAACATTCAACAAATACATAAACAAGGTGGACCATGTCTGGTATGACAGTTCCAACATTGTCTACAGCCAGTGCTACGACAGCGAAGGTCCGGAGAAGACTCTCAAGATTGTGTTCAAAGAGGGGCGTACATACCTTTATAAAGGTGTTTCTGACACAGACTATGTCATGTTCAAGATGGCCGAGTCAAACGGCTCAATGTTCAACAAAATTATCAAGAAGTACCAGGGTGTCAGGATTTCTGACACAGACCTGTCAAAACTTGATGAAGTGAAGAAACAATTCACAGAGGATAACAAGGTTCTTGAAGAATCCACAAGCAACATGGTGTATGAGCTTGAGGTTGACGAAAAGACCGGAGAGTTCCGTCTGAAAATCAACGGAAACACGATTTATGAGGGGATTGAGGGACATGTGTCAATCGTGAACCTGTTTAGCAGCATGAGAATCTCTTACAAGATGAGCGAGCTTACGGAGCCGTTAAAAAAAGAGCAGGATTTTATTAATGAAAGTATAATATAAGCCTTAAAAATTGAAAACTACTTATAATAAAGATTTAGGTTTTACACCGTCTGTGTATCAGCAGGCGGTTTTCGATTTTGTCAAACATGGGACAGGAAATGCTGTTGTAAGCGCAAAAGCAGGTTCCGCGAAAACAACGACAATGGTAGCCGCCATGAGAATGGTGCACCCGTCAAAGAGATGTCTGTTCATAGCTTTTAACAAAAGCATCGTCGAGGAACTCGGAAACAAAGTTTCCGGCAATACGAACTGCGAGGTATCGACAGTACACTCTCTCGGACTGAAAATGATAGAGCGAAACCTAGATACCTCCCCTACAGTGGATGAATACAAATACAACACATATCTGAGAAAAGAGGCTGACCGAAAAGACGTTACAACAGACAAATCCATTTATTTCTCCAACTGTCTCAGGCTTATGGAACTTTCAAGGATGAACCTATGCCAGACAGAGCGTGAGGTTTTATCCATATGCGGAAGATACGGAATTTCATGTGTTGACGATGAATGCAAAACGGTTGTAAGCGCGATGAGATGGGGTAGCCATAACACACAAAGCGTTGATTATACTGACATGGTATGGCTTCCGTACGAGCTTGGACTTTCTCCTAAAGGGCTTCAGTATGACTGGGTTTTCCTGGACGAGGGTCAGGACTTCTCGCTAGCTTATGTGGAGTTGGTGAAAAAATGCTTCAAAAGGGGAACGAGAATGATGGCTGTACTTGACGAAAGACAGTCAATCAACGGTTTTGCCGGAGCTTGCCCCGAGGCAGTGGAGATGCTTAAATCTTTTCCGCATACCATAACACTGGACTTGCCTATTTGTTATAGGTGTGATTCAAATATCATAAGGAGGGCGCAACGAATAGTTCCAGGAATACAATGCAGAGACAATGCGGAGGTAGGTATTGTTGATGACAACGCAAAACTTTCCGACATAAGAGAGGGTGACATGGTTCTTTCCAGATACAGGGCGCCACTTGTGAAACTGTATATAACCCTTGGAAAAATGGGGGTGAAATGCAGGATGAACGGGGAGTCCGGATGGGAGTATGTGAGAGACATGGTTGAATCTTGCGAAGAGACGGAAGTTGGAGGAATGTTCGGGAAAGGAATCATGGCGGAATTGTATCTTAAGGTACTGAAAGAGAGAAACAGGATTTCAGCTGTTTCAGGAATGGACAAACGCCAGGCTTCGCTGTCAAAACAGATTGTATCCATGTTTGATACAGTATCCCTTATCGGGGATTTGTCAATCGGATGCCGAAACAAGGAAGAGCTCCTTGAAAAGATAAATAGCGTTTTCGCGGAGAAAAACGAAGGCGTCTTATTGTCTACCGTTCACAAGGCCAAAGGGCTTGAATCCGACAATGTGTATATCATATGCCCGTCGTCAATGCCTTCAGTTCTTGCTGAAAGCGATTTTGACAAATCACAGGAGATGAACCTTATATATGTCTCCATAACAAGAGCCAAACACAAACTGGGATATGTGAGCGAGGATGATTTTCCTCTTTCAGGAGCCGCGATGAAGCCGGACACGATAGTCGGAAGAATGAATTTCCTGGAATCTGTGATAAAAAACATATACGGTGAGAAATGTATTGATATTGAACATATTAGCGGTGAAAATAAAAACACGGCACAAAACACTGAAAAGGAAAGCGATGTTTTAGCCACACAAAAAAGGCAAAACAATATAAGTCAAAGTTCTTTTTCGCTTAATGATTTGGATGACTGATAGACATGTACAGTGAAATTAAAGATGTTACAGACTCCGTTTTCGGAAGACCGAAAAGCGACTATGGCTCAAGCGGATGGTATGAGTACAACTGCCCTTGTTGCAGGGAAGAGAATGGAGGTGTTGACGACAACAGGCATAATCTGGCTATACTTCTTGACCCGGATGACAATGGGAAATTGTGGGGGCATTGCTGGAGATGTGGATATAGCGGAAACCTGACAAGGCTTGTGAAGGAAAACGGAACTCCTTACGATATTGACAGGTTAAGGGATGTGATAAGCATTATAAACGCCGGTAACAGTTTCTCGGACCCTGACGGTGACAAGAAGATAACCGAAGAGACTGTGACACTTCCTGAAGGGTACAGGATGTTCTTTTCAGGTTCTGACAATGAAAAAAGGGCTTTGGATTATCTGCATATGAGAGGTGTTCCGGATTCTATGATACGAAGGTTCAATATGGGTTATGTGACAGAAGGAAGATACGCTGGAAGAGTAGTCATACCGTCGTATGACAGATATGGCTCGCTCAATTACTGGGTAGCGAGGGATTACACGGGGAAATCAAAGATAAAGGTTAAAAACCCTTCTGCGGACAAAACATCAATCGTGTTCAACGAGGGCCTGGTGAACTGGTACGAACCGATAACGCTTGTGGAAGGTCCGTTTGACCACATAGTGGTTCCGAATTCTATCCCTCTGCTTGGGAAAACTCTTGATTATGACAGTGCTATATATAAGGCTATATACAAAAGGTCAAGATGTAATATAAACGTGCTGCTTGACCCTGATGCGAAAGAAAGTGCCATAAGGCTATACAGAAAACTTGACAGTGGTGATTTGATGGGGAGAATCAGGATGGCAGAGTGTCCTGAAGAACTTGATGCGTCTGATGTGTACAGGCAATACGGAAAAGTCGGAATCGCTGATATTATGAGGAAAGTGAGAAAAATTTCATGTTTTGAGTGATTTTTTTTTTAAAATGTATTGTGTAGTTCAAAAAAAAGTTGTATCTTTGCAGGCAAAAATGAAAATATATGGGATATTCAGTAACTTTCAAACCGACAGAGGAGGCAATCTCCAAAATAAAGCCGTGGAAGGCTGATAGGAAAGACGACAATATGTTTTTCAAAAACGACTTGTTACATGAAAGCAGGATGGACATACTTCTGTACTGCCTTGCGGACCATTCTTCGGAAGGTACCTACAATCTGATAAGGGATTTGGGCTATAAGTTAAGGTATATTGAGAACGTGACATACGAAGAGACAAAAGAATGGTGCTACAACAGCTGGAAAGAGGATGGTGAGATAACATTTTATGGATGGAGATACTCAAAAGAAGAGAGTGATTTGGATGCGGAGTGGCTTCAGAAGAATACTATTGAAAAACTTCTGATACTGTCAAAAATTGTAAAGACACCTGACTATTTTGACGAAAACGAGAGGTTTTTTGAGAAAGTACAGGCGATATGTGATGAGATTGATGGTTATGCCGAATGCCTGAACGAAATCAACGATTTCAAGATTATTGAGCTGTTCAGGGAATTCAAGGTTAACGACGATGATGAGTGGGATAAGGAGGAAGAGGATGAGGTGCCGGAAAATACTATTTCAGAATATAACGGAATACAAGATGATTTCAACGATATTGTAGGCGTTGAAAGTGAAGAAAAAAAGGAAAATAATGAATAAGAAAAACGAAACTTTCTATAAGCTTGGAAAAGATTTCGGTCTTTTGAAACTTAGTTTTGGTGAGGAGAAGGTGACAATTCCCACTGAAAACGGTATCAAAAACGGAGAAAGGACTTGTGAGTGTGAGGTCAGATGCAAAGTGAATATCAAGGAGTTTTTCGAGAGACACGGTATCGGTTTCACGAAGAAAAGCCTTGACATAATCGACAGGTACATACCTTTGTCCACTTTGTCATACAAGACATTGGGTGGGAAAACAATAACAAAAAAAGTCATAAACGAGTGTTTTACCGTGAAAGGGAAAGCTGTATGTTCCCCTGAGGACGAGTTTGATTCCGATAAAGGGAGAAGGATATGCGTTTCAAAGGCAAAACTCAAAGCATACAGGAAAATAAAAGGCATACTTGAAGGAATCAGAAAACTGATTGAGATTGCTGATGAAGTGACTTACGATTCCGCAATAGTGATAGAAAACGGTACGGAAGTGGAAAGCAATTGGCTAAACAAAACAATTTATTAACAATAATTTATATTTTTAATTATGAAGATTATTACAATTACAGGAAACCTCGGCTCTGACGCCGTTGTAAAGACCTCTAACGGAGGAACTGAGTACATGACATTGAGAATCGCTGTTAACGGTGACACAGATGACAACACAATGTGGTTCAGTGTGAGATGTTTTAACAATTTTATCATCAAACACATTAGCCAACATCTGAAAAAAGGGAAGACTGTTGAGATTGTAGGTGATTACAGTGACCGCCTTTATCTTGACAAGAACAATACTTACCAGATTTCAAGGGAAGTGAACGCATACAACATATCGTTCCCGAATTTCGGAAGGGGTGACAGTTCCGGTGAGCGGAGAGAAGCCGGTAACCAACAACAAAACGAAGAGAAAGAAAATCTTCAGCCTGCACAACCCGCAGATTCAGGGAAAGCACCTTTGCAAAAACAGGGTAAAACTTCACAACCCGCACCAGTACAGAAACAACCGGAAGCTGATTTTGACGATGAGCTACCATTCTAGAAAAAGTTATGTTTGACATACCAAAAAGGCTTGAAGAGGATATAAGGCAGTGGTGTTCCTTAAACGGTATAAGCGATGCCAACGCCTATGTTTCCGAATGTGTTGAGAAACAGTTCAATCTTGACAGGTATGGTGACCTTAACATAATAATGTTTGGGGACAAATCTGACAAGACTGAAGATAACAAAACGGAAACCACTGCCGTAAAGCCTAAGAAAACAACCACTAGGAAGAAAAAGAAAGTCGATAACGGACAGGCTCCAGAGTTGTTTTCTGTGGATGAATGTGAGACAAAAGAAAATGGCACGGTTATTGCTGATACGGAAAGTGAAACAAAAGCGTTCAAACCGGAGGGTGTTGTTGAGTCTAAAAACGATATTAATAACGGTGAAAGCACAAAAAAAGCAACTCCTATAAGGAAAAAAAGAGTTTTGGAAACGAAATAACATTAATTGTATGTACGAAGGAATTAAACCTACTGACAGGATAGTTCTCGACCTGGAAATGTACCAGGTGGACCATAACAAGGAGAAAATAGAGTCAATGCGGCACGAAATCTCTGAAAAATACGGCATTCCGTTAGGGAATGTTGTCGTAAATTTTGTCCCTATAACGGTTGACAGGAATGGAGACAGGATTTCATTGGCTTCCGATGTTGTGGAAAACATGCAGAATCCGGAATTCCAGGTATCCCTTTTCGAGGAATATATGAAGTCGAAAGAAATAACCAATGTCAAAATCGAAGACATAAAAAACATTGACTCTCAGGTAAACGCCTTTATCGATTACGACCAGTATTCAAAATACAAACCATATAGGTTCAAATACGTGAAGTGGAAAAACTATTTGTCTTACGGTGATGACAATTATTTCGAATTCACAAAGCTGAAAGGGTTGGTCCTTCTTAACGGGCAGCCTGAAAACCAATGCGGAAAAACCACTTTCGCAATAGACTTGTTAAGGTTCGCGCTTTTCGGCAAGGCTGAGAAATCGCCAACACTTGACAGTGTGTTCAACATATACAGACCTGAAGAGACCGAGGTTATGGTTGAAGCGTGCCTTGAGATAGATGGGTGTGATTATGTGATAAGGAGAACTGTCACAAGACCTGCATTGAAGAGGCGTACAGCGAAAAGCAAGTGCAAACAGACGGTTGAATACTTCAGGGTTGTTAACGGTGATTATGAACTCATGGAGAACTGCGAGGGTGAAAACGTGCAGCAAACCAACAATATCATAAGGGAGACAGTTGGGAGTGTCGATGATTACAACATGGTAATATCGGCGACATCTTACAGTCTTGGGAATCTCCTACACTTGGGGCAGACAGACAGGGGAAGACTGTTCTCGAAATGGCTTGGTTTGCTTTCGATAGAAAAAAAAGAGGAGATAGGAAGGAAATTGTGGAAGGATAATTATTCAACAAAACTTCTTTCAAACACATACTCAAGGGAAAATCTCGAGAAAGACAATGAGTTGCAGAAGACAAACATGGAAGAAAACGAGCGTCTGATAAAGACATTTGAAGGGAAAATCAACTCTTCAAATGACAGAATAGCAAAGCTCGGAGAAGACAAGAACGAGGTTTTGAAAACAAGACGGTCGGTTAGCGATGAACTTTCAAAGACTGACATAACAACAGTTGACGCGGCAATAGAGAATCTTAACAGGCAATTAACAGGAAAAAGGGAAGAATTCTCATTGTTGAAAAAAGAATATGAAGCCTTAAAAAACGTTGTGTTCAACCAGGAGGGTTATGACGCTTTGTTGGTTGATATTGACAAGAAGACAAAAGATTCCCATGCTATTGATGTGGATAACGCCGAGTTAAGGGTTAAGTATGATTCACTGAAGAAAGACTGTGACAGAATACAGAAACTTATAGACGGAAAAACTTGCCCTACATGCGGACAGGCAATAGACAACAGTGTCCAAAACGACTATATCGAAAAGAATACTGTTGAAATGAAATCACTGATAGATAAGGGGAAATCCAACAACGAGAAAAAAAGTTTGATAGAAAAGGAGAAACAGACGCTGAACGAAGTAAAGATTTCCATGGAGGAAGACAGGGAGAAAGTAAGGGCAAGGGGAAATCTTGAGCTCAAACTTTCGGCCATGAAAACAACAATAGAGAACATCAAGTTGCAGGTAGAGGCACAGGAGAAAACACGGAAGGAAATAAATGATAACGCGGAGAACATACGCTTCAACAATGAAGTTGATTTGAAATCCAGGACGATAGACGAAGCTATAAAAGAGGAAACCAGGATAAAGGACAGTGCCATAGCTGACAAACAAAAGGCTATCAGCGAAAACGAAAGGTGCGCAACGAAAATCAAAGACAACCTTGAAATAATATCAAGACTTGAGAAAGAGGAAACTGTGATTAGAAACTGGAACCTATATTTGGAGATGGTCGGAAGGAACGGGATTATAAAGATTGTTTTAAGGAAAGCGTTGCCGATAATAAACAACGAGGTGGACAGGGTTTTGAACGGTTTGTGCGATTTCAAGGTTGACCTTGATGTGAGTGAGAAGAATGAGATAACGGTCGATATGATTAGGGATGGCAAACCTTTGGACATGAGTGTAGGGGCTTCTGGTTTTGAAGAAACTTTCACATCCCTTGCGTTAAGGTCTGCTTTAAGCCGTATCGGAACGATGCCAAAATCGAATTTCCTTGTGCTCGATGAAGTGGATTCGGCGATAGCATCTTCGAATTATGACAATTTGAAGGAATTGTACAGGAGGATTTTGTCAGGATATGACTTTATCATACACATTGTGCATAACGAGCTTCTTGCTGATATGCATGACATGACCGTCACTGTAAAAAAAGAGGGTAATGTCTCAAAGATTGCGGTGGCGTAGCGAAAATAACAGTATTCATCCGATTTAAATGAGTAACCAACATGAGAGATTAGAGGAAATAGACGCTTATTTCAGCAGAATCAAGGGGTTCGAACCTCTTACGAAAGAAGAGGAGTCAAAACTTGCGAGAGACGCTAAAAACGGAGACACCGTGGCTATGGACAAACTTATAACCGCAAACCTTAAATTTGTTGTTACGGTAGCTAAACCGTACAGAGGAATGGGACTTTCTTTCTCCGACCTGATAGCCGAGGGAAATCTAGGGCTTATACGAGCGGCGACTACGTTTGATGAGACAAAAGGGGTTCGTTTCATATCATACGCTGTGCTTTGGATAAAAGGGGCTATAACAGACGCATTGGACAGATACCGAAACACACTTCTACATCCTGAGGTTATGGAATATGACTATTCTGCAGAAAAGACAGACAACGAGGAAAAAACGGATGAAGGGATATACAGTGACGAGGTATATGAGAAATTCACCAACGGTATGAGCAGGGAGGAAAGTGTGATGAAATTACTTGATGAACTGAACACCAGGGAAAGAAGAATACTGGAGGAATATTACGGGATAGGTGGAAAAGAATGCAAATCTCTTGTTGATATTGCCGAAGACGAGGACATAACGTCTGAAAGGGTACGGCAGATAATAGGTAAGTCAATGACAAAACTCAAATCTGCAGTTGTCTCAAGCGGGAAGTATTCAGAGTACAGAAGCATGAGTTAAAAAAATAAAACCAAAATATTTATCATTATGGCAGAAACAAAAAAAACAATGAAAAAAAAGATGCCCAAAGCTTCAACAAAAAGCGGTGGAAGAAGTCGTTCCAAAGTTAAACAGCTGACAGAATCTGAAATTGAGGAACAATCCATTGCTGACGCTTTGGAGAGTATAAGAGCTATAGAAGAAAGTGTTTCCGTAGAAACCGGGAAAGAAACGGAAGTGAAGGAGAAAGATATTGTTAGTGAGGGTTCTACTGAAAACGTTACAACACCTGAAAACTGCGAGTCTGTTTCAGAAGCTATTCCAGAAGTTGTTGAAGAGAATGAGAATGGAGGCAACGTTGTTGAAGAGAATGAGAATGAAGGCGATGTTGCTGAAGAGAATAAGAATGGAGGCGATGTTGCTGAAGATAATGAAGACGGTGATAAAAAGCGTGAAACAGGTAAAAAAGATTATGCCGAAAAAGCCCTTTTCGACCTCAGAGCTGATATTGACGGTTCAAAAAAGAAACAACAGCTGACAACAAGACAACTGTATGGCTATGACCATATGGGAATGATTTACGACTAAAAACTATAATCCATGGGAACACGAGAAGAAGAAGTAAGAAAACTTGTCAATCAATGGAGACAGGTTCTTGACGCAAAAAAAAGGAATGTATGCGAGTCCGTTTCGGAAAACGAAGATGACGGAGTTGTGCCATACGAACACACTGAACAGGTGGTTAATGACATAATTGACAGTTCATCTACAGAATTCGGAGCAAAGTTTGACAAATACAAGAACCCTGTAGTCTATGTACCCTCAACCGAGGATGTTGTTGTTTACGGTGACATACCGTCTTTGGGTAATGAAACAAAGTTTGAGTTCCATTACAGGCCAGAACATGCCGGTGAGGAGTGTGTCATACACACAAACACTCTTGTTATTAACGAGGATGTGCTTTCAAAACTTAACAAGATGTATGGTGTGTATAAAAACTGGAAAGAGCGAACGCTTGATTCAATGCAAGACATAAAACCGATGAGTATGCACAACAGCGATAACGACCAAAATACTGTTGAAAGCGAAAACTTGAACGGGAAAAACATTGTACCTGGTGACGATTTGGATTGACGCAACACAAGATATGGAAGAAAAGAGTCCGGAGGTGAAACCGCCGGGCTTTTTTTGTTTTATGCGATATTTATTATAAAACAAAAATATGGTCAACGAATCGGTTATAAGAAGAATGGTTAACGAGGAACTCACGAAGAGTGATGTTCGTTCGTTAATCAACAGCAGGATAGAGGATTATATGGATGGACGAGATTTTGAGAAGAAAGTCTCAAAGATAACCGCCGATGTTATTGACGAGCTTCTGACAAATTTCTGGCAGAGGAAAGGTTTTTGGAAATCAATGCTTAAACACTGATGACGAGAGGCAAAGTTTTCATAGTAAACGAGAGACAAGCCAAGATTTTAAGTGAAGGCTCGTGTTTGACGCATTATCGTTTTGTCAATAATGTCGGAAAGTTCCTGGAGTCGTTGTTACAAGACCCGATAAACAGCAAACCCGGATACGAGCTTGAGTCTAATGGGCTTGACAGAAGAAAACTTTTGGGGAAGCTGATTGATAGAGGGATTGTTAAAAGACAGTCAAAGTTGACAGAAATTGACGGAAAATCTGTGATAAAAGTTAAATACACAGTTCCGAAAGAAGGTTTCAAAGAAAAACTGAATAGGCTATATATTGATATTACAGGTAATAATGTTGGCCTTGACTCAAAACCGATTAATGAGGATGGTGAGTCCGGAGGTGCTATATCCGGAGGAGATTGTGGGCTTGGATGCGATATAGCAAACAGTGGAAGTGGTGCGACAACTTGTTCAACTGTTTCTGGTGACGGTAAAGGAATGGGGTTTATACAACCTATTTCAAACCAAATAATAACCCGTGGTTCGTTTTATGCGACGAGAGGAAAGAAAAAGAAAAAGAAATGATGCTAAACGGTTTTGAATATAACGAGGCTGAATTAATGGGTTCTATAAGTGATATTAACGGTGAGATAGAGAAGGAGATTGGAAAACCGAAAGAAGAGTATAGCAAGGAGAGGGAGTTGAAACTGCGTTGCAAAAGACTTATGGAGGCTCTGAAAATGTCAATAATACCATACAGAAGCATATACTAAAAACTAAATACAAAACATAAAAAAATGGCAAAATTAGAGGAAAGAAGATACACGTTCAACGAGCTGAGCGCTATCTTGAAAGAAGAAAAGGACCGCAACGAGTTCAAACCGGTTATGTTTAACAAGGAGAACAAGAAAATAAACAGTGAAGCGGTTGAGACAATGCTCGAGGATTCAGAGGATTCATACGGACCTAAGAAACCTGAAGCTGGTAGAAGAATCAGTGACAACGGAAATCCGGACATCAACAAAACCACACTTGATGCTAGGTTTAGTGTTAAACCGGGAAAAGAGTGGGTTGAAAGGGTTGAAGCCCAAGCCGAGGGTTATGATTCTGTACAGCAAAAAGAGAATCATAAGGGTGAGGAAACTGACGCTGAAAAAGACACGAGGAAATCCGGCAAGGAGTTTTATGAGAAGAGGAAAGAGATTTCAAAAGAAATGACAGAGAAGGGTGAGGATGTCACAAAAGCGGGTCTTAAAGCTCGAGAGATAGCCAAAGAGCAACCGGACATTTACAAAACAAAAACAGCTTTCAAAGAAAGTAAAGTGACAAAAAGGCTGCGTTTCAAAAACACGGTGTTTTTAAGCGAGGATAAAGTTCGTCAGCTTATACCGGAGGATTACAAGGTTGACGGGAATAAGTTCCATATGACAGACGCGAACGATACTGATTACATTGTTGAATGTAAAGCGGACGGCATGTTCGGTTATATCAAAACAGACATAAAAAAGAGTGTCAATATGGGCCAAGTAAACGAGGAACTGGACAGAATGAGGGGTTTGGCGTCATATGACAGCAGAAATTACAACAAGCCAAACAGGGCCGACAACCTGGCTAGTGACATAAACACTGTCAGGAATCTCGAAAGAGACGCTAACAACTAAACCCACTTCCGCGAACTGCCATGTTAACTCAAATTGCTGCATTATTCAAGAACGCTGAGCTTTTTACTAAAATAGGTGAGCTTTTTATGAAACTTTGGAACAACATCAAGGAAGTGGGTTTTATTAAATCTTTATGCATAATCATAGTCACTGTGGGTGTTGTTATAAGTGTTTACGAGCTTTTTGTGCTCCCAAAAACCGTTAAGAGGGTTGTAACCGAAGCCACACAGGAGATGGAGAACGAAGAGAGGGCTGAACATGAGCTCCTTAACAGATTAAGGGACGAACACAAGCCTGATGTTGATTTGATTCTGAAAGACATATTGGCTGATTTGGATTGTGACCGTGTTTTCATATTCGAAATGCACAACGGAACAAATAACACATCTGGATTGCCTTTCAAGTTCGCACAGATGACATATGAGGACGCTAGCAAGGGTACACGATATGTCTGTGAGACATACACGAATCTGAACATGTCAAATTACAATCTCCCGATATATCTTTTACGGAACATATTCTGGTGCGGTACGAGAGAAGAGCTTGCTGTAATAGACCCGAAACTTGCCCAGAGAGTGGAAGATGATGATGACGAATACCTGGCATTTATCACTATAAATGGTGTGAAAGGTGAACTTGGGATGCTTGGAATAGCTTACACGACTTCGGATGAAATAAAAAAGGAGTCCAGGATAAGGACTTCTCTTACGATAGCTTCACAAAAATTACCTTCATACATAGACAAGAACATACTTTTGAACAAATATTAGAATGTCTGCGACAAATATATTTCAAAAAACGATTGATACAGTTAAAAACAACGCCAAATACATTATTGTGTTGGCGTTTGTTGTCTTGTGCTGTATAACTGTTAGGCAGTGTGAGAACGCCAAAAGGCAGAAGGCAGAGAACGAGCGTCTCGAAAACAATCTTCTCGCTGTTAACGACACCCTGAAAAATTACAAACAGGGGAAATACAACATAGCGGAGATGCGAGCCATGCAGCTGAGAATTGAAGAGCTTGCCGACTCGTTGAAGATGGAAAGGGGGAAAACGCCTGTTACCATAATAAAGTATGTGGCGTCCGTGTCAGACAGCATGGAACTTCCGGTCACTGTTGTTCATGACACCGTTTATCTGGACAAAGAATGGGCTGACAAGGGTTGGATAACGGCTAATGACGTTACTATATTCGGTAATTCAAGCAGGGAGATTTCAATGTCGATTCCATACAGGGTGGACTGTGAGACTGGTATTTTGGAAAGTGACGGGAAAGCGGATATCGGGATAGAACAGGACATATGGGTTGAGAGTGTTCTTTACAGGGATAAGAAGGGCTTTACTTACATAAGACTCAAGACTGATTATCCTGGTTGCACTTTCAATAATGGAGCCGGGATTCTGGTTACTGATAAAAATTATGAGTATAAGAGCAGGAAACAGTTCGGGCTTGGTATAGGATTGCAAGTTGGTTACGGAGCAACGCTTTCAAAACCGGTAAAAATGTCTCCTTATATAGGGATAGGCTTAAGCCTTAATTGGAATCCTAGGTTTCTCCAGTTCTGATTCCGAAGATTAGACGATTTTGACAAAAACCACATTTTTTGTGGTTTTTTTTGTTTTTGTGTTTATTTTTTTTGTATCTTTGCGGCGTAAAAAATTAAAATGGATATTATGGAAAATAATGGTAATGTTGAAGATTACTTCGACGAAAAAAACAAAGAAGAGAAAAAAGTGTCAACATTTGACGAAAGAAACTATCTTAACACAAAACTTGCGAAAGGGGAGACTAAAAGGGAGATAACAGTCAGGATTATCCTGACAAAGAACAGTGAAGGCAAACTTAAATTCGCAATCCCTGTTGATGTACATACCATGACAGTTGACAAGGAGGTTGCTGAAAGCGGATTCAAGACGTTCGTATGTGGTGACAGCTTGAATTATCCGGAGCATGATAGTAGGGGGTGTCCTTTGTGCAAGCGTGTTGACGAGCTTTTCGAGGAGGCCAACAAGTTTGAAAAAGGCAGTCCTGAGCGAAAGAGTTTATGCAGAGAGGCTTTCAAACTCAAAGACACAAAAAGGGTTGCCTATGTTGCAAGATGTATTGAAAGAGGAAAAGAGGATGAGGGTGTGAAGTTTTGGAGATTCAATTCTTGGTCTAACGGAAACGGGATTTATGACAAAATCAGGGGATTGGCTGAACAAAGGAACAGGGAGTCTCTTGAGGCCGGAAGAGGAAGGCTTAATATATTCGATTATGAAGAAGGGTATGACCTTATATTGACAATAACGAAGAGCGAGAAGAGCAGTGAGAAAGGCATTGAGAAAACGGAGATAAACATCACTGATGCGAAGTTTCCGTCAAAATTATCCAATGACACTGCTCAGGCGGATGCCTGGATTAATGACCCGAAAGAATGGAGGGATATGTATAAGATTAAACCTTATGAGTATCTGAGTGTTATCGCAGACGGTGGTGTGCCTGTATGGGATAGTTCTGTCAATCATTATGTGGCTAAAATAAAAAAAGAGGATAAAAACAATGACGATGAAGACCTTAAAGGGAATGAAATCCTTGAGGATAACAGTCGTGTTGCCGATGCGAGTGCCAATGATGCGGAATTGCCATTTTAAAAAAATAATTTATGTTCGGAAAATTATATTTCAAATACGGTTGTATGAATTCAGGCAAAAGCCTGATGCTTTTATCGCAGGCACATTCTCTTGAAGACCAGGGAGTTCCTGTCTTATGTATGAAACCTTCAGCGGACACCAGGGATGGTGAAGGTGTTATCAGGTCCAGAATGGGTATAGAGAAAGAATGTGTGATGATTGAGGATGACCTCAACATACTCGAATACATTGAGGATTACTTTGTGAACCTTACTCTGCATGCTATGGAACCTCCGAAGTGGATTATAGTGGATGAAAGCCAGTTTCTAACGGAGATACAAGTTGAACAGTTGTCACTATTGGCGGACAAACATGGATTAAGCGTTGTTTGCTACGGTTTAAGGACGGACTTTACTGGGAAACTGTTTCCTGGCAGCAAGAGGCTTATGGAATTGGCTGATTGTATTGAGGAAATAAAGATGTCCTGCTCTTGTGGGAGAAAAGCCACCATGAACGCAAGGTTTGACGAGGATGGGAATATTATCACTGACGGTGAGACCATAGCCATAGGCGGAAACGGGATGTACAGGGCTTTGTGTAGAAAGTGCTATGACACATTGGTTTTAAAAGTGAAATAACCTCAAAAAACATGGTTAACATGGTGAAAAGAAAAGTATATCTGACAAAATCCGATTTAAAACGGATTGTTGCGGAATCTATCGCAAAATTTGTTGGAAATGATGAAAATATAGACGATGTTATTGATTTGTCTAAAATAGATATCAATATACTTAGAAGAGAGTATCGTGATTTGAGATACGAGCCTGTGATGCAGTGTTACGGAAATCCGATGTATGAGCCAGGGACAATCGATGAAGAATTTGGAAGAGAATATCCCGCTGATGATATAATTAAAACGCTTGTTGAGAAATATAATCTCAATCCTTTGATGGTGAGAAAGCGAGAAGCTTATAACAATGTCGCAATATATGTTGTTGTTGCGGATAAAGGTATGAACGATGAGCTGATACAAGACGACATGGAGAAAGTGGGCTATTTTCTTGGTTCAAAAACACGAAGAACTATTGATAATATGAACTTCTGGATTTTGCATTTCGAGCCAACAAGTAGGATGCAGGCAGATGTAACGGACTGGGTGAAAGAAGTTTATGTGCTGTTGTTTCACTGGACACCATATTATAAGATTGACAGTATCATGGCGTCAGGTTTGAAACCATCAAGCGAAAACAGTAATTTCTCATACCCTAATCGTGTGTATCTGATAAAAGGTAACGCCAATGATAAAGAGATTTATTCTATTGGGCAAACTCTGTGCATACATAATGATGACGATAGGAATGACGGTAGATATACATTGGTTTCTGTTGATACAAGAAAACTTGATGATTCCGTAAGGATATATTACGACCCTAATATGGATATGGGTTTATATACAGAAACAAAAATACCAAAGGATGCAATCAAAAAGGTTGCGGATATAACATTTAGGAAAAGTTTTAAAAGCGTTTAACATTAAAAAGTTTTTATTATGGCAGTAAAACAGGCGGTTAAGACCGCGGTAAAAAAAGGTGCCGGTACGAAAGCACTGACGTCGCAGGACAAATTAGCGGCATTGAAGAAATTCAAGGAAAAAAACAACCTTATAGAGGTTAAGGAGAAAGAACCTCAATGGCTCATCATGCCAGAAGCTTTCGTAAAGGCTGTTAAAACTAACATTCCTTGCGGATATGTAAGCCGTTGCCGAGGAAAGAGCAACACTGGTAAATCAACATTGAAATTGGAGATTATCAAGGCTTGCCAGAGACAGGGAATTATTCCGGTTGTGTTTGAGCTTGAGAACAATTTCGCATGGTCGCACGCAAAGTCAATTGGAGTTAACATTACCGAAACTTTTGATGACGAGACTGGAGAGGTGGTTTATGGGCCCGGTGATGACATGCTTTATTATGACACGGCTAAGCTTTATGAGATTTACGGAAAGTATGACCATGAACATGGAAAATGGCTTTCCAAGCCCGCAAGGGACACATATGTCATCGAGGATGTGGCTATGTGTATACAGGATTTGATTTCAAAACAAAGGGAAGGTGAGCTTCCTTTTGACATGTTCTTTATCATTGATTCAATAGGTGTCGGCGTATGTTATCGTGCGGCTATTAACCATACTAACAACGCGATGTGGTATGCCGGGGCGGTATCAACGTCATTCAATATAATTGTCAACGACCTTATACCTTCAAGCAGGAATATCAATTCGGAGTACACAAACAGTCTTTTCTTTGTGCAGAAGATATGGAACAGCACAACAGCTACAGGAATCCCGCAGGTAAACAGCAAGGGTGGCGAGTCTTTGGACTGGTCTGTACGTCTTTCCATATATTATGGTGGGATAGCTTCTGCGAGCATAAAAGAGCTTACGGCTACTTCGGGCGGAAGGGAATACAAGTATGGCATCAAGACTAAAATCAAGGTTGAGAAGAACCATGTCAACGATATCACCTATTCAGGGGAAATATGCTCTCTCACTCACGGATTCTGGGACCCTGACAAGCTTGACGAGTACAAGAAAACATATTCCGACGAAATACGAAAAAAACTCGCAGAAACCAACGGTTTGAGTGAAAATGAAATCGGTGAAATTGAATACGAAGAGCGAGATGGTGATGTAAACGACTGATAATCAATCCGGAAAATTTTTCCGGATTTTTTTATTTTTTTTCTTGCAACATTTGGAAAAAATTCGTATCTTTGCATCGTTAAACTGAAACCGCGATAGTGCGGACAGAACCGTATATTTTTATACTATGCAACCCATCCCGAAAAGGGTTACCGATAAGAATCCAGGCTTTGCAGAGCCTTCTTTCAACACGCTTTTGCTTGATATGAACTCTATCATGAAGATGAGTCTTGTGGATTTGAGACTTTCTTCTGACGGTGTTGATTATGGGATGGTTTTCCAGACACTTCTTCAGATAAAGCTTGCCATGAGGCTTATGCCGTTTGAATATGTATACGCTTTTTATGACGGAGAGCAGTCTGGTATAATGCGTTATGACATACTTCCTACATATAAGGCGAACAGGAACAAGAATTTTACCAAAAGAAGAGATGATACACCGTACAATCGCTCAATGGACGCTTTCTGCGCGAAAGTTATGGAGAAATCAAGAAAACAGAGAACAGAGAGGGTTCCCGGATGTGAGAGTGATGACGAACGTTTCGAAAGGGAGCGTCTTGTTGTGATGGAATGTTTGGAAAATCTTTACATAAGGAATATATACGAAGATTTTGTGGAAGGTGATGATTTAATCGCCTATTATGTTCTTCATAAAAAACCGAAAGAAAGGTGTGTTATAATGACAAGTGACCGTGACTTGACACAGCTTATAAGTGACACGGTATATGTTTACATACCTAAAATGAAAAAGCTTATAACTCCCGAAAACCACGCGTCAGAGATTGGTTACAGGCATGAGAATGTACTTTTGAAAAAGATGATATGTGGCGACCCTTCAGATAACATAAAAGGTGTTAAGGGTGTTGGGGAAAAAACGCTTCTGGATAATTTCCCCGAATTCAGGAAAAGACCTGTGACACTCGAAGAGATTGTTGAAGGAGCCAAAAGGATAAACGAAAACCGTGAGAAGGAGAAAAAACCGCATTTAAAGTGGGCTGATAATCTTGCGAATGGCATTACTGACGGTGAACAGGGCAATGATTTATACAGGATAAACAGGAGACTGATGGATTTGGGAAGACCTATGCTGACCAGCGAGGCGGTTGAAACGATGGAGTCGTTCATGTACGCTCCGATGGACCCTGAAGGAAGGACATATGAGGCGCTTTACAAAACATTGTCAGACAACATGGTTGAGGAGCTCCTTAACGAGGATGAGTTCTCAAGGTTTTTCTCCGATTTCACGAGTCTGGCCGAGAAGGAGAGAAAGAGATTTGAAAATACAATTTAAAATATAAAAATAAAAACACAAAAACTAATGGAAAGAAACGATTCAACAAAACCTGTTTACAGGGACGCAGAGAGAAACTACAAAGAAAGGTTCCAGTTCATTTATTCTGTGAACGACAATTTTATCTGTCAAAGGTATTTCAAAATAAACGGTTTCATAATCGACTCCGTTAACTCTCTGGAACTAAAAGAGGCTCTTGACGAGTGTGTTATGCTTTTGAAAGACGACTTAAAATCAAAAAGCCGTGTTTATATGTGGTACAACTCTTCCTCTCCGGTACAGATGACAGGTTTTGACGGTAAAAACGAGAAAACTTGGCTTGAGTATCCGGAAAATGCGGTCACATTCAATGAACCGGATGAAAAACTCAACCCGTATGATGTCACATTCAATTTCAAATTCATGATGGACAACAAAGTCGTTTATGAGTACATATGGGACGGAACATGTTATCCAAAATATGTGCGAAACAGTGTTGACATAACAAACTCAGGTTCTTCATACAGGGACAGGGACCAGACAATGCTCAGTTATTCACAATCACTTAATAAAGCCATGACATATGGCAGGATGGATTTGTCGCATTATATAATCAAGAGAATCTGCGAGGCGATGAGCGGTGACCCTGAAAGAAAATATACAAAATACGACATTTATGACAATGTTGAAGGACATTTCGAAGACGGGAAATTCGTTCACGATGTTATAACAGATTGCAAAGAATATGCATATAACTCATATAATAAGAAATATGTCAATGAATGGAGAAAACATACCATGAAAAAAACACTTGACTATTTCGACGGAACTATACCTTCAAAAAACTAAAAAAACAAATAGAACCTTTTAAAACAGATAAAAATGGCGGTGAGCAAAGTCAGAAAAGACACGTTGGAATTCCTTGGTGTTGAATATGAATACAAACTTATCAAGATATTGATTGAGGATGGCAAGTTTTTCTCATGTATAGAGCCAATACTTGACCAGAACGCTTTCACAACACCTGAGTTCAGGGATATCGTCCGTATGATGAGAGAATTGTATCATGAAGCTTGCGGAGCGCCTTTGACCTACGATGTTATTGAAATGACAGTACGCTCTCAAATATCAGAAGCGCAGAGACTTACGAAAACTCTTGATGTTCTGAAAAGAGTCAGGGATGTTGTTGACAATACTTTTTTCGAACAATACAAGGAAACCGCCGAAAGGTTCTTCAAACAGCAAGGCCTTGTCCGTGCTATAAACGAAGCTAGAAAGATAGTGGAAAACGGTGATTATGAGAGTTATTCCAAAATAGAGGAGCTTGTCAGAAAGCCGTTGGACATAAGCTACCATAACCATAACGAATTCAGGGTTTTTGATGATGACTGGGAAATGGCGTTGGACGAGGATTCTCGAATTGTGATACCTACAGGAAGCCCGTTAATAGATGACATGCTGATGGGTGGTATAGGCAAAGGTGAACTTGGTGTAATAATTGCCCCTTCCGGAGTAGGTAAAACAAGCACGACATGCGGATTCGCCGCGAATGCCGCTCTTGAGGGATACAAAGTGCTACATATATTCTTCGAGGGTACAGAGAACGAGATAAAACGCAAATATTACGGCTATGTTCTCAAAGACATAGAAGCCGGTCAGCTTATAAATCCGCAATATGCCGCATTGGCAAGGACAAGGCTTAATACAGAGCCCGAGTTGCTGGAAGACAGGAAGAAAATAAAGGAAAACATAATATGCCACCATGCGTCAAGCGGAGAGTTCGGCGCGCAGGATATAGAGAATCTCCTTAAATACCACATAGCAAGGGGATTTTACCCTGACCTTCTGATTGCTGATTATTTCGAGTGCTTCAAACTCGACAACACGAAATACTCAAACGAAAGCGAGTACTCAAGGGAAGGTGTTGCCATGAGGAAGATGGAATCCATTTGCAAAGAGTTCGGTATTGCGGCATGGGTTCCTGTGCAAGGCACAAAGAATTCTTTCAACGCGGAGATTATCGGAATGGAAAACGCCGGAGGCTCCATCAAGAAAGTTCAGATTGGACATATTGTGATAAGTCTTGCCAGGGTCGCTTCAAGAGCGCGTACGGATGGCATGGCGGTACTTAATTTCGCTCTTCTGAAATTCAGGGCTGGTGCCATAAAGAACGGTGGTATTGTAGCCAATATCGAGTTCAACAACGGGACATGCAGGTTCGGCAAACTCGTTGACGAAGGGCCTGAAAACGAGTTTGGTGACGAGCGTATGAGGCTTGCTAACGAAACAAAAAAGAAAAATTGGTAAAGTAACACATAAAAAATAAATATTATGACAGAGGAATCAAAACAAAAGTTAACAGAATGGGTTGATGGAAACCAGCTTGGTATCGATATAGTCACGAAAAAATATCTTCAGGAAGGGGAGGAATTTGACCATTGGGTTGACAGGATAACTGGCGGTGATGCCGATTTTAAAAGATTGTTGTTGGAGAAAAAATTCCTTCCAGGAGGCAGAATCCTGGCAAACCGCGGATTGAGCAGAGAAGGTGTAAAATCAAGTTTAAGCAATTGTTATGTAATTGATACAAAGGATAATATAGAGGCTATATATAAAACTTGCTCTGACATGGCAAGAACGTATTCATATGGTGGTGGTGTAGGTGTTGATTTGTCTCCTCTTAGACCTAGAGGGGCTAGTGTGAACAATACCGCAAAGGAAACCACAGGGGCTGTGAGTTTTATGAAAACTTTTGATGTTGTGACGGGAACAATCGGGCAGTCCGGAAGAAGGGGCGCGTTGATGCTTTCGATTTCGGTTGACCATCCTGATGTGTACGAGTTTGTTGATGTCAAGGCTAACACTGACGAAATAAACAATGCTAATATTTCAGTGAGGGTAAATGACAAATTTATGAAAGCTGTTGAGTCTGACAGTGATTATTTACTGCATTGGCCATGTGATATGGATATTAACGAGCAGGAAATGTTGGCTATCAAGGAATATGGAAAGCTTGTGAGAGTGGATACGCAATCAGGACCTGTTTATCTTAAGAAAATCAAGGCAAAGGAATTGTTCAACAAGCTTGTGAAGAACAATTGGGATTATGCGGAGCCGGGTATCTTGTACTGGGATAGGATTGAGAAGTATCATTTGATGAGCGAGAACAAGGACTTTAAGTATGCTGGAACCAACCCGTGCGTAAGTGGAGATACGTTAATTCTGACTGAATTTGGGTATAAAAGAATTGATGAACTTGTTGGCAAGAAGGTTAATATATGGAATGGTTTTGAATGGAGTGAGGTAGAACCGCGTGTGACTGGTAAAAACCAGAATGTAAAAAGATTTATTTTTTCCAATGGTTCTGAGCTGATTTGTACATATACACATAAGTTCGTTCTGAATAATGGAGAAAGGAAGGAAGCCGCTGAAATTCACGTAGGAGATAAGGTTGCGAAATATGATTTCCCTGTTATTGAGTCTGGTGATAATAAATCTATTAAAGATAAAAGAATACCTTATACGCAAGGGTTTTTCTCTGGAGATGGGTAT